GTGGACGCGATCAACGCCGACACACGCCTGCCAGTAACCGCCACCGTCAACGCCACAGTGGCCTCCGAAGTGGACCTGGAATGTCGCTGGGCCGGTGAAACGGGTGACGATATCGATATCCGCTTTGCCGCCTTGGGCGAGGACCGCATTGCCGGTGTCACGCCAACCATCACAGAAATGACCGGTGGCGCCAGCAACCCGGACCTGGTCGACGCGATCGCCGCCCTGGGCCCCGAGCAGTACAACTGGATTGCTTGCCCATACACCGACACCGCGAACCTGACCGCTCTCAAGGACGAACTGGACGATCGCTTCGGCCCAATGCGCCAGATCGGCGGCCGCGCCTTTGCCGCATTCCGTGGCACCCACGGCGAGACCGGCACGTTTGGTGGCAACCACAACAGCCCACACCTGTCCGTGATGGGCACCGGCAAGGCGATCAGCCCCACCTGGTTGTGGTGCGCCGTGAATGCGGCCGTTGCAGGCCAAGCGCTGGCCACTGACCCGGCCCGCCCGCTGCAGACCCTGCAGTTGCCGCTGATCCTGGGCCCCAAGGAAGCCGATCGGTTCACCGATACGGAACGCAACCTGCTGCTGTACGACGGCATCGCCACCTTCAAGGTGGCCAACGACGGCACCGTCAGCATTGAGCGCCAGATCACCACCTTCCAGGAGACGGACAGCGGTGTGGCCAGTGACTCTTACCTGGACATCAACGTGGCCGAAACCCTGGAGCGGATCCGCTTCGATCAGCGAGCCCGAATCCTGCAGCGCTTCCCCCGCCACAAGCTGGCTGAGGATGCCGATGCCGAAAACTTCGGCGCCGGCCAGCCGATCGTTACGCCCAACGTGGCAAAGGCCGAATTGCTGAGCCTGTACCGGGATTTCCTCAGCCGTGGCTGGGCGCAGGATTACGAAGGCTATGCCGAAACCCTGGATGCGGCGATCGACACCCAGAATCCGGGGCGGCTGAACGTCATTGATTCACCCAAGCTGGTTGGCCAGTACCGCGTCCACGCCATGCAGACACAGTTCCGGAAGTGAGCCTTTAAGGGCTCCGTAAAACCGGTTTGAAACAGGAGTAAACCCGTTATGAAGATCACCGGCAACGTGAAGATCCGGGAAGGTGGCCAAGAGCTGCTCACCGACGGCAAGGGCACCCTCAACCCGGGTGGGTTCGAGCGTGAAACTAAGATGAACGGCCGGGCCCCGGTGGGTTACACCGAGAACCCGGTCGCGCCCACCCTGAGCGTGGTGGTGCACCACACCGCTGATACGGACATCAAGCGGCTGTCCAACCTGACTAATGCAACAATCCTCCTGGACACCGATACTGGCCAGAGCTGGATGCTGCGAGGCGCGTTCACCACCAGCCCCACGCAGTTGGACGTGGGTGCGGGATCTGTGCAGCTTGAGATGTCTGCCCTGGCGCTGGAGCGTGTGTAATGGCTGAGGTAACCGTGGAACTGGAAATGGGCCTGGTGGTCGGCGAGAAGACCCATAAGAGCGCCACCATCCGTGAGCTGACCGCCGGGGATATCCTCGACGCCCAGTGGGAATCGGAGCGCGTGGTCGACACTGAGGAAGGCCCGCAGTTGGTTGCCAGCCCAAGCTCAGTCGGCATCCATACCCTACGTCGACAGATCGTGAAAATCGGCGATATCGACGGCCCTCTATCCATGGTAGAGATGCGCAAGCTGCACCCGGTGGACCTGGAGCTGCTTCACGCAGAATGCAGCAAACTTGAGCAGGCCGTGATCGCCTCCATTGCGTCCCGCGAGGTGGCGCAGCGGGGGCGAGCTGATGAGGGCCAGGCCGAACCTTGAACGTGCAACTGTGCGGGTCGCCCGGGCCACAGGCTGGGCCCCGCACGACATTGACCGCCTACCTCTGCGACGCCTGATTACCACCCTCCGAATCGCGAGAGAATCCCATGAGTGAAATGAAGGCCAGTGTCGCCCTCAACCTTACCGGAAACTTTGAGCAGCGGGCCCAGCGCAACGCCCGGGCCCTGGGTGCGTTCAGCCGTTCCAGCGAACGCCAGCTAGGCCGCGTGCGCCGATCTGCCCAGATGGTCGGGCGAGGCCTGGATGCCATGGGCAATCGTTACACCGCCCTGATCACCGGCGCCGCAGGCATTGGCACACTGCGGTCCCTCACTCGCATGGAAGAGCGCTTCACCCGGCTAGGCATCCAGGCCAACAAGTCTGAAGAAGAAATGGAAGGCCTGCGCCGCAAGATCTTCGAGACTGCCCGAGCCCCGGATATCCGCGTTGATCCTTCCCAGATCACCAGCGCCATCGAATCCATCGTGGAAAAGACTGGTGACCTGGAGTTCGCCCAGGAGAACATCCGCAACATCGGCCTGGCCATCTCCGCTACCGGCGCGGCCGGCCAGAACATCGGCGAAATAATGGCCGAGTTCCAGAAGATGGATATCAAAGACTCCGCAGAGATCCTGCGTGTGTTGGACACACTGAACCAGCAGGGAAAACAAGGTGCCTTTACGCTGCAGAACCTTGCTTCTCTCGGACCTCGGGTGGTCACTGCCTATACCGCTATGGGGCGTGAAGGTGCTGGAGCCATCAAGGAAATGGGCGCAGCCCTACAGGTTATCCGTATGGGTACCGGGTCATCTGAGATGGCTGCGACAGCTTTCGAGGCATTGCTCCGGACACTCCAGAACGCTGACAAGGTCAAAGCTCTTCAGAAAGGGGGAATTCAGGTATTCGACCCGAAGGAGCTGGAAAAAGGGCGCCAGGTATTGCGCCCAATCAACGAACTGATGGTGGAGATTATCCAAGCAGTGGACGGTAGAACCACTCGTCTTTCCTCCGTATTCGATGCTGAGGCGATGCGGGCGTTCAACGCAGCTGCTGGCGAGTTTCAGCGAACAGGCTCCATCAACAGCTTGGAGAAGTTCATGGACGTCCATGGTGATGGTTCGGCGACCATGAACGATTCAGCAAGGGCTGCAGACACGATGGCAGGCGCGATGCGAAACCTGACATCGGCCTGGACCAACTTTGCTGACGAGAACATGACCGGAGCTGTCCAATCGGCTGCAGACGCACTTAATAGCCTGGACCAGGAAACTGTCGATCGCTGGTTGAAGATTGGCGGAATTGCGCTTGGTGGTCTTGGAGTTGCCGTTGGCGGCCGGTTCTTGGGCAAGCTCGGGTCCGACTATCTAAACGCAGGTCGAAGAGTGCTTGGACGTGGCCGTGGTGGTGTCGCCGGTGCGTTGGGGGGTGCGGTCTCTGGCGCTGCTCCAATACCTGTTTACGTCGTCAATCTTCCCGGTGCTGGATTAGGCGGCGGAGGTGGTCGTGGCCGGGCTGGTCGTGGGGCTGCTGGCCGCAATCGTAGAATTTTCAATCCGATGCGAAATCTTGGCAAGGCGCCCGTCGGCTCTATTGGAGCTTTGGGTGCTGGCGCTCTCGGTACTGCTGGCCTGGCGGTTGGGGCGGCTGGTGCTGCCGGATATGGCGTTGGATCTCTAGCCAGCAATTATTTACTCACAGATGACGGGTTGCTTGGTTCGAAGTTCGGCAAAAATACCGGTGAGTGGATCGGGGAATCTTTAGCAAAAACCTTGGCAAATGTGGGCGTAGAGAGTGCAAAGGATGCCACCAGGCATCTTGGTCCCAGAGACAATTTGGAAGATGAGGCGGCGCGCCTTGCTGAAGTTGATCGCCGGAATCCCGATAGGGGCACGCTGAATATCAGAATTGATCAGTCAGGTCGGATTGTTGATACGTTCGCAGAACGAGGCCCCGACGGTCCCGATCTCGATATCGACCTCGGAATATCGGGGCTAATGCCGTGAATCTATCGATGAATATCCGGCACTCTACCTGTCTCGATTTTAAGGATCTTCACAGAAGAACGTCCGTTGCCGATCGGCTTTATGACGTAGAGCATTGTCAAATCATGGTTGGAGAAGTAGAACGACTCCCAATGGTAAGGTTCTCTCATACTGGCATACATTGCCTGTTGATTATCGGGGTCACCTTCCGTGGAGAAATTCAGCATTTCGTAGTTGCCTGCAGAGCCGATTTCATTCTTACGCTTATGGTCGGCCCATTCCTGGTACCCATAGGTTCTGTCGTAATCCATACCTACCTCAGCCGCCAACGCTCGATACTGTTCAACCTTCTGTTGATCGAAGGTTACAGGCTTAGCAGTGGCTGGATACTCGTTGATCTCCTGAACTTCAGCGGGTATCGACCTCTCATCGGCGCTGATGCTGACGACCTGCGAATAGGCGACCAGGAACGCGAAAACACCAAGGAAGACGAGGGTGCTTGTTTTCAATGTACGGGACATCTTTATTTCTCCGCAAATAAAAGGAGCCTAGCACATGCCCTGGTCTGATCGTATCGGCGAAGCCGTCGCCACCTTCCGTGGCATAGAGATTTACCTGGAGCGCACAAGCCAGGTACCGGGTCGCCGCGTGGAGGTCCACGAATACCCACTGCGGGACCAGCCCTACGCGGAAGATCTCGGCCGCAACAAGCGCGAATGGCAGATTGAAGGATTCCTGATCGGCCCGGATTACGATCTGTCTCGCCAGCGCCTGGTCGATGCGGCGGAAACACCAGGTGCAGGTGAGCTGGTGCATCCGTACTACGGCACACACCAGGTGGTCCTGGTTGGTGGAATGCGGATCCGCGAGAGCACCCGCGAAGGCGGTATCGCCCGAGTGTCGTTCACTGTTGTTCGTGCTGATGACGAGCCTCGTTTGCCTCGTGTTACCCAGGACACTCAACGCCAGGTGCAACGCACCGTGGCCGAGGCGGAACAGGCCGCGCTGGCTGACTTCGAGGAAAACTTCAACATTCTGGAGCTGGCCACCGATCGTGTGGCAGCCATCGAGACCGGCCTGCAGAATGCCCTGCGTGGTATCGAAAGCACAGTGGGCGACGTGACCGGCCCGATATCGAAACTGATCCGCAGCCCGGCCGAACTTGGCGCACAGATTCTGGAAAGCATTGCCACAGTGCGTGACCTGGTGAATGAACCGGGCCGTGCCCTGGGTGTTTACGATGACCTGTTCAGCGCCGGCGACGAACCGCCCCTGACATCCCCACTGGATCCGGTACCGCGTCAACTGCAGATGGCCGCCATCCGT